TTTTATGCAACCTGCATTAGAATCTAATAAGGGCAAGATACGTCAATTAGAGAAAAGGATGATAAAGGCTAAATAATGGGCTTACACAGTTGGAATCTTCAAAAGGCTATATACAGCACTCTTGTTAGCGCAAACATTACTGACGAGGCAGGAAACGCTATTGTAGGGGTGTTTGATGATATACCAGAGGGTACAGACTATCCATACATTGTAATAGGTGATGATACAGCTACCAATATTTCATCTAAAGGCAAAGATATGCATGAGCATACCTTAAATATTCATATATGGTCGCAATATCGTGGAAGACGTGATATAAAAGAAATTATGGGAAGGGTATATACAGCTTTAAACGATATATCCTTTTCTGTAAGTGGCGCACTCGGTATCAATATTAAACATGAATTTGATACAACAATAGTTGAGGGCGATGGTATTACACGGCATGGAATCATGAGATTTCGTGCGGTTGTGTCAGATAGTTAAAAGGAGTTAGACATGGCGGCACAAAAGGGTTCAGCCCTATTAATGAAGATTGGAAACGCGGGAAGTCCAGAGGTTTTTACAACAATTGGTGGTATGCGTTCAACATCCATGACATTGAATGATGAAATGGTTGATGTTACGAATAAAGACTCTGCTAGGGCTAGAACATTACTTGCTCAAGGTGGTGTTAATTCAATGACTGTTTCTGGTTCTGGTGTATTTACAGATTCTGCTTCTGAAACCACGCTTAGAGCAAAGTTTGATGTTGCGGCACTTACGAATTACCAATTCCTTGTTCCTGATTTCGGGACATATACTGGTGCGTTCCAATTAACATCTTTGGAATATGCAGGTGAGTATAATGGTGAAGTTACTTATTCATTCACTTTTGAATCATCTGGTGCATTAACATTTGCGACAGTCTAATTAAATGGCTTGGGAAAATGTTAAGGCTACAATCGATGACAAGGATTGGGTGGTTGCTAAAAAATCATCTGATTCTTACATTGAGTGGTCATTTCCATTTGCTTCTGAAATAGAAGAGGGTGGGAAATTTAAGAGTCGCGGTAAGACTTACACCGCTTTAACAGCAACGGATATCGCACAAAGAGGCGAGGTTGTTTTAGTAAAAACAGCAGGAGACAAAGATGTCAAATCCAAAAAGAGGGGAACTGAAGATAACTCTGGGGAATAAATCCTACACAGGAAGAATTACCTTAGATGTTGTTCAAAGAATTGAGATGGGGTTGGATATGGGTATTATTAAATTAGCCCAAGCCGCATCCGAAGGTTCTCTAAAAACGACTGAAATGATTTTTATTCTCACGCCTGTCATTAGGGCAGGGGGTAATGACATTACAGAAAAAGATGTAGGGCAAGCACTCTGGGGTGCAGGTCTTGCAGGTGGCATAAAAGCCATTGGAGAAATTATCGCTGTAATCTTAGGTTCTGGCGGTGATGAGGGAAACGAAGAAGAGGTGGCTCAAGCGTCATAGAAGAATTGCCTTGGCAAGATTGGATGGAGCTTGCTTTAGGTAAAATGCAGATTCAACCCAATGTATTCTGGGATATGAGTTTTCAAGAATTTTATGCCGCTATCAATGGCTTTGCAGAATTTCACTCAGGGGGTAAGCCACCGCCTATGAGCAAGGGTGAGCTTGAGGACTTGATGGAAAGGTATCCAGATTAAATGGCGGCAACAACAGTTGATACCTTATTAGTTAGAATTGAAGCTGATATGTCAGGCATCAGGCGTGACTTAAGAAGGCTTGAACAAACAACACAACAATCATCACAAAGAATGACTAAAGCAGTCGGTGGTTTTTCTCGCGCTGTAGGACCTCTTTTAGGGGCGGCAATAGTTGGAGCAGTCACAGTAGGTTCAAGTGCTTTGGTGAAATTAGCATCTGACGTTGAAGAAATGCAAGCCAAATCAAGCGTTGTTTTTGGTCAGTTTGCAAGCACTGTCAGGGAACAACTTTCTGTATTTGCTGATGAAGTAAATAGGTCTGCATTTGAATTAGAAGCAATGGCGGCATCTGTTCAAGATACATTCGTTCCATTGGGTTTTGCTAGAGGTGAAGCCGCAGATTTATCAGTCCAACTTACAAAATTAGCAACAGATGTAGCATCATTCAATAATGAAGCTGATCCATCGGTAATGGCGGCTTTTCAATCTGCCTTAGTTGGAAACCATGAAGCAGTAAGAAGATTTGGAATAGTTATTACGCAAGCTGAATTAGAGGCAGAACTGTTCAGAATGGGTATAACCAAAAATGCTAAAGAAGTTGATGCCGCTACAAAAGTTCAAGCTAGGTTGAATCTCATAATGGCAGGAACAACAGATGCACAGGGTGATGCCGCTAGAACATCTGATAGTTTTGCAAATCAGTTAAGGGGAGTGCAAGCACAGGCTAAAGATTTAGGTGTGGAAATTGGGCAACAACTCACACCTATATTTCTAGATTTGATGCACAGTGCATCAGCAGTTATAGAAACATTCAGACAGTTATTGCTCACATTTAATTTAATTGATGGCACACCTGCTGAACAAATGGCTAGATTGAATGAAGAAATAGAACAATCTATAGAAAACAGGCAAAAATTAATTGATTTACAGGAAAGAGAGAAAGGTGCTTTTGGTGAAGCATCTACAACAACACAAAAAGGTATTGATCAGCTAGATGCCCAAATTGAAGCCAATAGAATGTTAATAAAACAAATCGAAATGCGTCAAAAATTAGAAGACCAAGCTCCTGTTATTACCATTGATAAAGGACAAGCCGAAACTAAAGAAGTCACAGAGGAAGCCACAAATGCACTAGAGGCATTTAGACAAGAATTATTTGAAGCTAGATTAGAGCAAAGCACTTTTACAGATGCCCAAAAAATGACCCTCATTTTCGCTAAAGAAAATGCAGATGCGACAGCGGATCAAATAATAGAATATCAAGCACTTGCAGAGGAACTTGTAAAATTATCAGAAGTTATTGAAGAAGAAGTTAATCCAATGATGGAGGCGCAACAACGTGCGATAGAAGGTTTATCAGATAGTTTGAGTTCAAATCTTGCTGATATGGCTATGTCTGGAAAACTTAATTTAGAAAGTTTACAATCTTCATTTAAGAGTTTTACAAAAGCCATAATTCAAGAGGGAATAAAACTAGCTGTTATAAATCCATTATTAAATAGAATATTCAATCCAACAAATGCACTTACAGTCGCAGGTGGTGATGGATTGATGGGTAGCATAGCAGGTGCTATAGGGGGCAAGGCAGGTGGTGGTTCAATATCTGCACCCACAATAGTCGGAGAACGTGGACCTGAGTTATTCGTGCCTCATAGCGCAGGGGTGATAAAAAATGCACATTCAACAAGGGGGATGATGGGTGGTTCGCCTGTAGTTGTGAATCAAAACTTGAATATAGAAACAGGGGTAGCCCAAACTGTTAGAGCAGAGATATTAACAATGATGCCGATGATACAAAATTCAACACTTAGCGCAGTACAAAACGCTAGACAAAGGGGTGGGTCGTTTGCGACTTCATTTGGTGGTTAGATGGCGGCTCCAACTTATCCAATAAATATGCCAACAACCCCATCCTTTACCAATTCTTCTTGGCGGTTAAATAGACAAATAGCAAAAAGCGAATCTCAATTCACAGGCGCACAGCAAGTTTATGAATATGATTATGCGTTATGGTCAGCAGTCTTATCTTTGCCTCCTATGAAACGTGAACAGGCAAGAGAATGGCTATCCTTTTTTATGACTTTGCATGGAATGAAGGGAACTTTTCTTTTGGGAGATCCAGATGCCAAGACTGTTCAAGGGGCGGCAACAGGAACGATAACGCTTAACTCAGCAGTTGCAGTTGGAGATTATACAGTTGCGCTTGCAACAAGTTTAAACAGCACCAGTAACGTATTTCGTCAGGGTGATTATATTCAATTAGGTTCAGCAGGAACATCTAAGTTACACATGGTTACGGCTGATGCGGATTCAAATGGAAGTGGTGTTGTTACTGTGACTATAGAGCCATCAATCAAAGCGGTTCTTGGTACTGGTCAACAGATAACATATAACAGCCCAAAAGGATTGTTTAGAATGGATACAAATGATTTGGGTTGGGATGCTAATGTTGCGTCAACTTATGGATTAAGTTTTAGCTGTACAGAGGCATTATGATGGAACAAATGTTAATTAATATTGTGGGTGGTGTGTTAGTTACTAGTCTAGGTTTTATTATTAAAACCCTTTGGGATGGGCAACAAAAGATGAAAGAAGATATGATTTCTTGGGAAAGATATATGCCAGACACCTACATTCGCAGAGATGATTACAAAGATGATATCGCTGATATTAAAAAAATGTTGGGTATCATTTCACAGAAATTAGATACAAAGGCTGATAAATGAATAAAAATAGATTTATTAAACAAATAAGATTTCATGAAGGTGTACACAATAAAGTGTATCTTGATACGCTTGGGATCGAAACCATAGGCGTAGGCAGAAATCTCAAGGATAGGGGTTTGTCTGATGATGAGGTGGATTATTTATTATCTAACGATATTGATATTGTTGAGGCAGAACTAGACAAAGAACTTCCTTGGTGGAGAGATTTAGATGAGGTTCGTGCTAGGTGTTTAGCAGACTTGGTTTTCAACATGGGGATGCCACGATTACATGGATTTGTAAAAGCGTTAGATGCATTAAAGCGCAGAGACTATCAAACAAGCGCAGATGAGTTTGCTGATAGCAGATGGTACAAGCAGGTAGGTCAACGCGGTGGTAGAGTAGTTGAGATGATTCGTACTGGCGTAGATACGGATGATTTCTAATGTATGAATATAAAATTAAAGAAGTCGTTAAAATTGTTGATGGCGATACAGTAGATGTAATCCTAGATTTGGGTTTTGATATGTTTAAAAAAGAACGTATTAGGCTTAATGGAATTGATGCGCCAGAATCAAGAACCTTGGATGTTGCAGAAAAAGCACTTGGCTTAGATGCAAAAGAGTTTCTTGAAAGAAGATTAGGGGATTGTGATAACCTCTGGGTAGCTACAGAAAAAGATGGTAAGTATGGTCGTATGCTTGGTGATATCTGGTGTGGTACTACAAATATAAATGAAGAAATGGTTACACGCGGATACGCTTGGAAATATGATGGTGGTACTAAGAAAAAAGATTTAAATGAACTTAAAGAAATAAGGCGGCTGGTATGATTCAAAGTTTGATTGGTCCTGTTACTGGAATTTTAGACAAGTTCATTGAAGATAAAGACCAAAAGGCAAAACTCGCTCATGACATTGCAACCATGTCAGAGAAACATTCTCAGGAATTAGCACTTCAACAAATTGAGGTTTTAAAGCTAGATGCTAAAGGTAATTGGTTTCAATCAAGTTGGCGTCCACTAGCAGGATATGTTGCAGTTTTTGGAATGGCGGTTAATTTTCTTGTAAGTCCAATAGCCGCAGGTTTTGGTGTTGATATTCCACAGGCAGATACAAGCGTTATGATGCCACTTCTTTTAGGTATGCTGGGAATTGGTGGAATGAGGTCATTTGATAAAACTAAAAAAACAGATACCAAATGAATGAGCAAATATCATCTAAACCAAGATATTTAAGCAAACCACAGAATATTCGCTTTGCAGGTCTAATCACTGTTTTCTTTGGGCGAGAGCCTTATGAATGGATATTAAGTGGTTTACTAGCTGATGAGTACGTTGTGAGGACTGAGCATGGCTTAAAACTCACGCAAAAGGGTATTGAGGAAAAGGACAGGCTTGCTTTCTTCGCAGGTTTAATAGTTACAGGTGATGACGTAAGACCAATAAGATTATCTTATGTTGACCCAAATCCTTATCCTCATAAATAATCATCTAAATGGTTCGCCAGTAATCCAACAGACCAAAGCCCATCTCTCACCTTTTGTAACTGGCAAGACTTGATGAGGCATAAAACTTGGAAATGCTATGCCCATCCCTGCATCTGGTTTAATTCTTTGC